CTGACCTAAAAAACAAATATGTCGGGCTTGTTATTTACCATATTAGGAAGAAATACATGACGAGACTGCAACTCTATAAGTGACGGAAAAGAGGAGTAAAATTGATCGTCCGTCATATGAACTTTTCTCATCATACTTTTTAACATCTTTCGATGAGATGGATCGTTACTATATCTCTTATATATCTCTCTAGGTGTTTCTGTACATCGAGCAGTGGCATACTCATAAGCTGCTCTAGCACCTTCATAAATAAGAATATTGGTACCCAAACTATCCCATGCCTGACCGATAGCTTTCAATATCAAACCTGGCATAGCCTCCTCTTCAGAAACCGTACACATTCTAACTAATGGTTCTAAAGTTTCTTTATACGGCAACACTGGAGCTGTACCAGGTAAAAATGTCTCTACAAAAAACCGCTTCAAGAACTTTGGGCCCTTATATAAAAATAATCCAGTAGAGACATCGACTCTAGACAAAAAACTATCGTACTCCATAAAGTCTCTTAATTCCATATTCCAAAATTCCTTAAGAAACGCAGCAAACCCTCTAACGTTTATAATATGTCGTAATTTCTTAGGAGCACACCATATATGATCATCCCCATAAACTATAATTCGAATAAATTCTGCTATAACCATAGAATTTATGATACCTGAATAATCGGGAAATACCTGTGAACAATAGTATATATAAGAAAAAAAAGCTAATGCCATAATCCAACTATCACCATGAGAAGTCTCTATTCCTCCCGAATACATAACTCCTATAATCATACGCCATATAGTACCGGGTTGAAGAGTAACTTTATTTGTAACGTGATACATCAACATCAAGTATATTCGCTTCAATAATACTCGCTGAGACCTATTAAAAGTACTCCAAGCATAATAACGACTACCTGCAGCCAAATACAAATATAAAGCCCAATCTGTTATATGCTTATCTAATGATTTAATATCTCCATCAGCCCAAAACAATTCTTCGTTATCATAGTTCATGGCTACTGCCAATTGATACCAGCCACCCCACCATCCTGAAACTCCTATTGTGATGACAGAACCTCTTTCAAACTTCATACGATCTTTATGAACTAATTCTGCCAATAAAGACAAAGTCATACTAGGAATATAAAACTCCCTAGTTCTAAAAACTGACTTTAACAACTCTTCTATATTCTTTTTTGTCCAGACATACCGAGCTTCATCTTTTATCTTAGTAACATTCAATGGCATAAAAATTGGTTCTTTATTATTACATAAATCCCAAATTATAGAGTGCAACTCTCTAATTGCGGCTTCATATAACAATAATTTGGCCCCTGAATTTACAACTTTAATCTTAATATCATCTGATGTATAAAAATTCAAAGAAGGAGAATTGGCTATACCTCCTGATGTTCCTATTCTAACTAAATCTATAGCATATCTCGGGCTGTATCTAAACTCCAATGTACCTACATACTTATCGCAATCCAACGATCTCTCTAACCATTTTATGGCTGTAGGAATAAATGGACGTATACGGTCATATCGCGCCCCTCTCCAATTAGTCTCAGTACAAAACTCCTTCATCACAGACACTCCCCTCATAGGCATTTTATCTCTATCTGACGTACTATAATACCATCTTAATATAGCATGCTGTCCTACTACTACTGGATCAAACAAAATAGACTCTATACTGGACTTAAATAGAGACATAATGTACAACGAGCCTGGATATCTCTTAACTGCCACATCTATGCCCATAGCAGTTTGAATGACTCTATCCACTAACTGAGTCAACTCCCGGACAAACGGAGCCAACTTTCGCTCATTAACTGGCATAACATTACGATGCATAGTGACTGGTTTTAATGGAATATGTGATGTAGGAGTATAATACTCTCTGTACCAATCCTGGTATAACTTATTAATATCTTTTCGCCGATCCAACGATCTCACATACACATCGTAATTCTTACTCTCCAACGTATAATGAGATGATAAATAAGAATATATAAACTCGGAAGGTTTATACATAATCCGACAAAAAGGAGGAACCAACTCTGACCCTAT